ATATGATCATCGACCTGAAAAAAGAAACGCAAGAAGTGCGGGAGTGGTTCCGGGAGGCGCAGGCCGCTACAGGCTTGAGCGGCCGGGCTCTCGTTATCGGCGCCATCATGGATTTCCGCCAGAAGGCAAAAGACCGTAGTCCACAACCTCGGAAAAAGAACTCCGAACCCAAGAAGCCCGCGGCATGAACATGAACGAACACATGAACACCATCCAAAAAGCTACTGAAGAACAAATCATCAACGGATTGGCAATCAATCTCCGTCAGATGGAACCCTATATGCTGAAATTGACCGGAAATGCTTACCAGGAAATCAATCAGCTCAAAAAGCTCTGCAAGAAATATGGAGCTACCCTGGAAGTAATCGCAAAGTCAAGGGGCTATGACCTCCTTACCGGCAAGCATGACATTGAAATGATGAGGCCGGAAGATTTGACTGATGAGTGGACTCCGATTGCCGTCCGGGTGAGTGATCCGGTTTGCCAGATGCTGGAACGGGCCGGGCTGAACGAATGAGCTTTAACCAGGGGCGGCCACCCGCCCCAACTAACACGAACATGAAAGACTCAACCATCGAAATCAATATGGAAGACCTGATTGACGAATTTATCCGGCTCGGCTGGCACGAACTTTAACAATGAAAATATTATGACCTACCCTGAATCAGAGTTTTACGACTGCAAGACCTTGGCCCTGATGTACGATTCCGACCGGGATGTGATCAAGAGGACCGTCCATGAGTTGAAGGACAAGGGGCATGTGATCGAGATCCTGTACTGGGGCAAGCAGGGGAAGATGAAGGTGCACGGCAAGCAGTTCCGCCGGGCGTTACTCCGAGAATACGGAGAAGGAGGAGTGAGCAAATGAATACCTTTTTCAAGTTCTTGGGGGCCTGCTCCTTTGGTCTTTCCGCTGCGTGCCTGTTCTGGCTGGCGGTGGAGCTGGATAACGCCGAGCTGCAGGCCGGCAAGAGCCCGCATTCCGGGTTTACGCCGGATTGCCCGATTCATTTTGACGGCTTGGAAAAACCGTCCCGCCCTCACGGTATGAGGAAACGCAATAACCAATAGAATACCAATACAATGGACAATACCGAAGAAAAGAATGCGCAGTCCTGCACGCCGGACGAAGCCTGCTGCTGCGATACTGTTGCATCCACAAAAGAAGAAATCAGCGCCGCGCTTGATAACCTTGTTGATTTGATTAAGCGTTACGATGGGCGCGCTATTTTTTCCGCCTTTTTGTAGGTCCCGGAAGAAAGAAAAACTCGGCACATATTAGAATCCTCCAGCTCCGTTTTTCAGTCTGAGAGAATGAATTTCAAAGTTTACGGGTGGACGAGCGCTTTCGGCTATCTTCTCAAAGCAGGCGAATGCTTTGAGGGCAATGTAAAAACTATGGGAGAAGGCGTCCGTTTGTTCCTTGAACAACAGCAAAAAACGAAAATGAAGGATCGGATGAATTCCATTGCCGCCATGCTCGGAATCTCTGGCTGCAAGTGCGAGGAATGCGAAGACTGATTCGTCATCTATTATTAACTATTAGATCATCAATATTATGAGTGAAGTAACTAAACGACAAGTGCCCGGAGATGTTTTTTTCGAAGGACTTTCCGAGATTAACGAAGGGGCTCTTTTGGAAGCCCTGGACACCAAGATGACCAGCCTTGTTTCCGCCGTGCTGGCAACCGGGAATAATGGTTCCCTGACTCTTAAGCTGTCCGTGAAGCGCAAAGGCGGCGTGAATCAGGTGGTGATTGAACCGAAGGTTACGGCCAGCATCCCGGATCCGACGATTGCCCCGCGCATTATGTTTGCCGATACCTCCGGCGCCCTGCATACGGACGACCCCGCCCAGGGGCAGTTGCCGCTGGATGCTCCCAAGAAGGTGACATTCCCGGCTGCTGCCGATGTTGATGCCGGAGTCCCCGCCAAGGTAGCTAAGCGCGCCTAAGTTCCCAACAACCACATAACAACATAAATATTATAGAAAAATTATATGGATAACTTGAACGAAGAAACTCTGGCAGCCGTCCGCGTGCAGGAAGTAGCGCATGGCCGTGCCGCCGTCGTGCCGAATGGATATACCCTGTATCATCTGGATTGCCTGGGCAATACGCCCCCTCGCAAGGCCGGCAGTGTTCAGTTGCTGGACCTGGAAACGCTGGCAGATTTCGTGAAGGCGGAAGATGCCGAAAATGGCGTCAAGAGCGTGATTTACGTGAGCGACAGAGAAGTAAACGCCGTGCTCAATTATTATTCCCCCGATGGTAATGGATGGGGGGACCACCAAGCCACCATGCAGCTCAACAAGACGGTGGAGTGGGAGAATTGGACCAAATACGACGGACAAGCTATGTCTCAAAAGGATTTTGTTGAATTCCTTGAAGAGAACAGCAAGGACGTGATGGAGCCCACCCCGTCTGCAATGCTGACGCTGGCGAGCAAGTTCGACATGCACCGCAAGGTGGAGTTTAAGTCTGCCTACCGGGCATCCGACGGCGAAACGAAGCTGACTTATAACGAAACGGTGGATTCCAAGAGCGGCGAGCTGAATGTTCCCACGGAGTTCACGATTGCGATTCCGGTTATCCGGGGCGCAGAAGGCGATACAACGTATCAAATCAAGGTGCGCCTGCGTGTGCGCCTGGCTGACGGGAAGCTGTATTTTGTGTACCAGCTTGTCCGCGCGGACATCCCGGAACGCAATGCGATTAAGGATATTGCCGACAAGCTGGCAAAGGATCTGCCGGAGAACCGGATTCACCGCGGCGCCGTGTGCCTGTGTACGAAATCCTCCTTCACCGGAGAAATCGACCGATAAAGTGAGTTGGCCGGGGCCAGCGCCAACTGGTCCCCGGCCTGTTATCAATAACATGAATGTGAATACCAATAACATGAATACCCCTACAACAGAATCCCTGACTTTACAAGAGCAAGGACAGCAACTGTCCGTCCTGGGAGCGTTTGCCAACAGTGAACAGTTCCAGATGGCGAAGCAGGCCGCCGAGATGCTTGCATCTTCCAGCATGGTGCCGACCACCTACCAGAATAACCCCGGTTCTTGCTTCATCGCCCTGAATACAGCCCTGCGGCTGCGGATGGACCCTTTGATGATCATGCAGAATCTTTACGTGGTTCAGAACCGCCCGTCCTGGTCCGGACAGTTTGCCATTGCTCTTGTGAATATCTGCCCGAAGTTTTCGGCGACTTGGTTCGAGTACCGTAATGAAGAGGATTTTCAGAAGGGGGTGAGAATGTGTGCCCAGCTGAAAACGGGGCAGAATGTTTACGGAACCTGGATTACCCCGGAGATGGTGAAGGCCGAAGGATGGGGGAAGAAATGGCAGACGATGCCAGAACAGATGTACAAGTACCGTGCTGCGGCTTTTTTCGCCCGGACGAATTGCCCGGAAGCGTTGCTGGGCTTGAGTGTGGAGGGGGAAGCGGAGGACATGGCCGGCAAGAGCCAGCCGGATATTAAGCCGCCCCTGTTCAAGTCCAGGGAGATTTCCGGGGGCGACGTTGTGGATGCCGAGAAGGTTGCTGACTCTCCGCGGCAGCTGGGAGACGCGGAGGTTCCCGGCAAAGGCGACGTAGAAGTTCCCCCTCCCCATATCCGGCTGATGGAGGCTCTTTCCTGTACGGAAGAGCAACTGAACGCAGCCATTGCGAAGGCCAGCGGCGACAAGGTGAAGGGATGGCACGAACTGAATGACAAGCAGAAGGAAAAGCTGGCGGCCAATCCTGACAAGCTGCAACCCTTTATCGGATAGGAAGGAGACGACAACATGACCGATACTGTTGAAGATGTACGTAAAGGGCTGCCCTCCGCGTCCGCGTTTGGACGGCTGGCTTTATGCCCCGGCTCGTTTACGATGGAGAAGTCCTGTCCCGACGAGAATTCCGAGGCTGCCGCAGAAGGCACGCTGTTGCACCGCTATATGGAGTATCTTCTTTTGAAGGATGATGCAGCCGAAGAAGGAATGGAGTTTTCCTGGCATGATTTTCTGAATAGCCGGGAGTATGAGTCTGCCGAGCTGAATCATGAGCAGGTGGAGCTTTGCGGACGTGCTCTGCGTCTGCTGAATGGTGTGAAAGAGAAGATCCTGGATTATCCCGATGCTTTTTTTTCTCTTGTATCCACCGAAGAACGCCGTTTTTTGTCCGACTGGATTGAAGGGGGCGAGTATTCCGGACAGTGGGACGCACTGTTCAGAGTTGGGTCGGATCTTCTGGTACTGGATTGGAAGTTTGGCCGCGTGGCTGTGGATTCCGCCGAGGCCAACCGTCAGCTTGAAGCCCTGGTTCCGCTGGCGGCTCAAAAAGCCAATGAAGAGGGGATTATTTACAATGGCATTTACGCGGCTATCATCCAGCCACGGGTGGCTGGTCCGGCATCTGTTACGTTTTACGATGACGAGGCGATTAGCCAGGCCGAACAGGATTCTCTTGCCGTCGCCAAGGCGGCTATGGACCCGGACGCCCCGCGCTATTGCAGCGAGGCAGCCTGCCGGTATTGCCGGGCCAAGGCGGTGTGCCATGAGGCCGCGTCCATGGTGGAACAGGCTTCCCTGATTGCTACGGACCGGGATAAGTGGGAGCTGTTTTCCCCTGCCGAGAAGGTTCAGGCTTACCGCCTGGCGAAGACGGCAAAGAAATGGGCGGCTGCTGTGGATTACCGGTTTGAACAGGATGTGGCCGCCGGCCTGATTCCCGGTTTTGAGATGGCGCCCGGACGCACCAGTTTCACGGTGACGGATCCTTCCAGGGCGTTTTCCGCGCTGAATGCCGAGTTCCCGGACGAGGTGACGGCGGAAGCGTTTGCCGGGTGCTGCAAGGTCGGCATCACGGAATTGGACAGACTGGTTCACGCGGCCCGTAAAGCGGCGGATCCGAAGGCGACCACGAAGGCCAGCCGCGAATGGCTGCGGCAGTTGCTGGCGGAGTATGGCGAATCGAAAACCACGAAGGGATCCGTGAAGGAAGTGGAAGGAGGTGCGGCATGATGACCACGCTGACCATTTCTTTGCCCCACACTCCCCGGTGTTTGTCCCCCAATGCCAAGGCCCCTCTCACACAGAGGGGGGCCATTGTGGCCGGTTATAAGAAGACGGCTGCCAAGAGCCGCGCCCGGAATATAGCCTGGGGCAGGACTTGTGAAGCCCTGAATGGCCGGAGGATGCAACCGACGCATTACCGGGTGATCTGGTTTTTCAAGGGACCGAAGCCGGACGCGGATAATTGCCTGGCGCGCTGCAAGGCGTATCTGGACGGGGCCTGCAAGGCTATGGGCATTGACGACAGGACGCTGGATTGCGCCGGGATTGAGCGGATTCACGACCTGGGACGCGCCGGACAGGTGGAAATCGTGTTTGAAAGGAGGCTCGCATGAAACTGACGCCTGAACAGAAAGCGTTTCGCGAGTACGGAAAAGCATTGGGGAGGCTGGAAAAATTTAGAGACGACCATAAAGGATGGAAGTGTGTTAATTTCCTCTCTAGGCGTCACTATTGGAGAAGCGGAAACTATGTTTGCTGCGAGACCCAAGATGTTACTGAACAGCACGCCCTGCTTATCCGTGACGCATGGCAGAAACGAGCCGTATGCCGGGCGTGGCAGGTTAAAGAGAGGTACTGCGGTAATTGCCAATATTCGGATTACAATGAATGGGATGTGCCATGTTGCGAATGCTCTCATGTCAATATCGGAGAAAGCATAGACCGATGGGAGCCGAGAAAGGAGGGGGAGTGAACAGGTATCACCGAAAATGGCTCCGGATATTTCGTCGTCGTGAAAATGCGTTTCTCCGTCGCGTTTTCTTTAGGGACGGAGAGCATGAACATGGAAAAAGGTATGAGACCATGCGAAAAGCGGCCCGAAGACTTAATGCGCTCCGCATGAGGCATGTATGGAATAAGCCGTGGATTCCTATTGATGACAAGGGGAGGGCTCTGAAATACACGGCGGACGCCGCGGGGGAGAACACGGATGTGAATCCGCATAACTCGCTGGAAAACGCACCCGCCCAGGTGGGGGAAACCCTGGCGGACGGAAAGGAGGGCAAGTGAAGCCTGTGCTTGATGCCTGCTGCGGCTCCCGCATGTTCTGGTTTGACCGCCGCCATCCTGACGTGGTGTTCATGGACCGCCGGGAGGAAACACACACGCTTTGCGACGGGCGCACTCTGGAAATCAAGCCGGATGTCGTCGGAGACTTCCGGGCCATGCCTTTCAGTGACGGGGCGTTTCGCCTTGTCGTGTTCGACCCTCCGCACCTGATTCACGCCGGGGAATCGTCCTGGCTGGCCAAGAAATACGGAAAACTGGACAGGGAGACTTGGCAGGAGGATTTGAAGGCCGGTTTCCGGGAGTGTTTCCGGGTTTTGGAACCGGGCGGCGTTCTGGTGTTCAAATGGTGTGAGGATCAGGTCAGCACGGCAGAAGTGTTGAAGCTGGCCAGCCATGAACCTTTGTTCGGACACCGCCGCGGGAAGACCGTCTTCCTGGTCTTTATGAAATCTACAACCCCCAACTGACGCTTTTTTGATATGGAATACATGAACATCCCAACAGCCTTGTTTTCCAGCCCTGAATTCATCGGAGCTGAACCAATCCAGCGCGCTACATGGATTGCCCTGTTGGCGTGGTGCTGCACCCAAGAGAACGGCGGAATCATTGAGGGGTGCCGCTCCTGGGGCATGCGCCGCTGGATGCAGACCTGCGGGGTGATGGACAAGGAAGTCATGAACGGCGGGGAACTTTACCACTTCGACGGAGACAACCTTGTTGTTTTTGGCTACCCCGGAGGCGTACAAGAGCTTCTTGAGCGAAAGCGAGTTATTGCCCGCGAAAATGGCAAGCTCGGAGGGCGCCCCAAGAAAACCCATGTTGAAACCGACATGGAAACCGAAGAGAAACCTACGTTGGTTTCTGAATTAACCGACGTAGGAACCGAAATAGGAACCAATGTAGGGGCCAACATCCAAAACCGGAAGAAAGAAAGAAAGGAAGAAAGGAATATAGGGGGAGAAACTACTACGGTGGACAGTACACCGGGGGAAGAAGCGCCCGCTGCTCCTGTGCTGCCTGCCCAGTCTTTCCCGAACCGGGAACGCCTGAACGACGTCCGGGGGATGCGCTGCGCCGACAATCACGCGGATCTGGGGGCTTCTCCTAGTGCCGCCAGGTTCATGGCTGCCTGTTTGGAAATCAACCCTTCATGGTCCCGGACAATGCCAACTGCCATTGAGCAGGCAGCCGCGCTTGAGGCGTACCGGTCTGCACAGGGCCGGGTAACGCCACGAGACATGGAGATGTTGAGGGATTATTACGCGTCAGGACTGACGGAGGACTGCAAGAAGAAAGCTTTTTGGCGCCCGGACAGCCGTAAGAAGTTTTGGGAGTGCTTCGGCGACGTTTTGACGCATGCCGATAGGTGGGCGAAGGAAACACGCTGGAAGCCGGCATCCGCTCGGAAGAAGCCAAAACCCGAAGAACCACGGCAGCCGGAAGGGCCTGTTGTGGATGTCGTGGACGCTGCGGCAGAAATTGCATCTCTACGGGAGGAAATGGGAATAGGAGGTGACGAATGAATATCAAAGACAGGAAGATGCTGCACCTGATTGTGCTGGCGGGAGATTGCGCCGCTTGCGGGGTGACGCCTCCGCTCCAGCCTACCATGTGCGCCGTGATGCGGCTGCTGGGGCTGCTGGGAGCCATGACGCTGGCAGAGCTGGCTAACGTTATCCCCTGTTCGGTTGAGGCACTGCGCCAGCAGTTAAGCCGCCTGATGCGTTGCGGACTGGTGGCCAAGAAGGTCGAAAAGCGCGACGGAAAGCCCGTGGGCATGTACAAGCTGACGCCCAGCGGCACCATTACCCTGCAAGGGTGGATGGCTGATACGGAGAAGTTTCTTAAGAGAATACAAACCCAACCAGAAAGGAAATAGAACGATGGAAATGCTGAATACGAAGCAATACGAATTGGCGCATGCCGTAGCCGCCGGGGAAGACCATGTGGAGGCGTACATGCGCATTTACGGGGCGAGCCGGGAGACGGCGGGCAAGAATGCCAAGAAGACGCTGACCAAGCCGGAAGTGGCCAAATTGCTGGAGGATCTGCGCGCTGCCGACAAGGCGAGCGTGGAGATGATTAAGCGGGAGCTGACGGCAGAGCTGCTGAAAGACAGCCGCAATGCAACTCTTCCCGCCCGCGACCGATTGGCCGCGCGTGCGCAACTGGCTAAGATTTACGGGCTGGAGAAGTCGAACGTGCATGTTTCCACGGATGACGAGTTCCGGCAGACGATTATTCAGGCAGCCAAGGGGGAACCCTTGGTGAAACCGCAGGTAAAACAGTGAGTTTAGAAGAGTTTCGGGAAAATGGCGGTCATTTCGGTGGCCGTCCTTTTTATTGTACACATAACTTAAAATGTTAATTAAATTAAATATTTTGCCATGACATTAGTTTTTGGTTGAATTTTTTCCGATTAAATAATAGTTGTTTTTTTGAGCACTAAAGGCGCTCATTAAAATTAATATAATAGTTTATTAATATGAAAAAATTTACAGAATCATCCGGTGATGGAGGTGTAAGTAATTCAGATGTTATTGATACAAATAACATTAACTTTGTTTTTGTTGCTGAAACAATATATACTGATGAAGAAACAGCTCCTTTTGATGGAGATACGAATAAGCGCATCAAAAAAAAGATAGAATTACAGCACCCTGAAATCATGGAATGGTCAGAAGATGCAAAGACCAGTCATAGAAAATGCCTCTGGAGGAAAGTAATTGAAACTTGGTAATTCATAACAGTATTTAGTAGCCAGTTATTCCGCGTCCTGCTTCTTCCCGAAGGCAGGGCGTGTTTTTTTGTTCTCCCCATCCATGTGACACCGTCACACTTGCGCGGGCGTGTTCCAGTTCCTCATGATAAGGGCATGAACCTTGATTTTTTGGGAGCAGAGCAGAATTTCACCGTGCTGGCGGGCAGCCAGCCGACTTACAGGCTGGATTTCATGGATGATTCCGGGAATGCCCTTGTGCTGGATAACGTGACCTTTGACGGCGTCCTCACAGCACCGGATGGCACGGAACGCCTCTTGGACATTACCCAGGCGGAGAGTGGCAATACGCTGATGATGGTGTTCCCCATGGTGGATGTGGGCGTGTATCTGTACGAGCTGCGGGCCACCAGCGAGGGCGGAGACCGCCTGCGGCTGGCTTATGGACGGCTGGGCGTGATGGGCACCAATCTGGAGCTTGCCCGCGTAGAGGACGATACGGAGGTGCACCGGCTGGCTGTGAGGGTTCCCGGCAACGCGGCGGCTCACTGTATGCTGGAATGGCGGGCGGTGACGGATGCGCAGCGATCGGCCCAGGACGCGGCGGATTCCGCCAGGGAGGCCCAGAAGGCTTTGGGCGAGATGGAACAGGTGCGGAAGGAGGCGGAAGATGCCGTGAAGCAGGCCCGGGATGCCCTGGGCAAGCTGAACGCGCTGGACGCCAAACTGGCGGAGGTGGAAGGGCACATTACTTCCGCTATCGTGCCGAACCCGGAGACGAATACGTGGTGGATTTGCGGGAGCAATACCGGCTACCAGGTGACGGGAGATCCGGGCAAGAGTCCCAGACTTTCCGCTGTCGGGACATGGATGATCTGGAATGTGGAGACGCAGGAGTGGGACGATACGGAGGTTTCCGCTGCCGGAAAGGACGGGCATAGTCCCTACGTCAACGCCGCGGGCCATTGGTGCACCTGGAACGTGCTGACGGGCGAGTATGAGGACACGGGGCTTGCCGCCGCAGGAAAGGACGGTGTTGACGGTACAGCGGTCAAGCGTCTTATCGTTCCGGGGCCGCAGGAGATACCAACCAGCGGGCCCACCTGCAACGGCGGCTATTATTATTACACCCCATTTTATGACGACGACGGCAACCGCCATTTTAACGTTTATGCCTGGCTGATAGCCAGCGGAGGTTCCGGGAGCTGGGTATGCGTGGGCGAAGCCAATGATATTGCGACGGCGGAGATTTACGGCCTGGTGCGGTTGGGAACGGATACGACCGTGCAGGACGGGGCGCCGGTGGGCAATGACGCGTCTGGCCAGATGCGCGTGCCCCGTGCGGATTACACGACGCCGGGCACGGTGAGGCCCGCGACGGCGGATGTGCTGGAAGATGGCGGGGCCGTAGGGTTTGACGCGGAGGGGCGCATGGTGGCCCAGGCTGCGGCTTATGGCCGCTATGGGGCAATGAAGCCTTCGACCAGCAGTGTGCCCGGCACGTGGTGCATCGGCATTAACAGCGACGGCACGGCAGGGGTTAATTGGGCCGGGCTGAATAGCGCGGGCGTCGTCAAGCTGGGCAGCCAGTTCGGGCAGAGCAATCCGATTCCGTACCAGCAGGGGGTTGGGGCTACGAAGGATCACAAGCTGGCTAATAATCTGGTGTATGGCGGAGCGTTGCAGCACATGAGCCCGTCGGCATGGGGCAGCAGGCACATGGATTGGCTGGACAGCCAGATGAGAGAGACGCCGCAGTGGTTTGGAGACGCCTATTATTTGGGGTTGGCGACGTCCGGCCAGTTTGCGCAGAGCCAGGCACGCGGGCTGGAGCTTGAGAGCGCCACGGCGGATTTAATGGCCGGGGTTTATCTGGCTTCCTCGTTGGGCAATCCGATTGACGGGACGGCGGCGGACGCCAGGGGCAACGCGGTTCCCACGGCGGCGCAGACGGCGGATTACCTGTCCCGGTTTTATTACAACAAGAGCGAGGTGTTCACGAAGGAGGAAACCCGCAAGCATGTGGCGGAAGAGCTGAAGCCTTACGCCACGCAGAGTTGGGTTGAGGGGAAAGGTTACGATACCGCGGCGAGCGTCAACGACAAGCTGGCCGGGTATCTTCCCAAGTCTCCGCGGGTGGAGCGCATCGAGGTGTTGACCAGGGAGGAATACAATAAACTGACCGCCCGAGACGCCAAGACCCTGTATATTATGGCGGCGAGTGTTGCATCCTGATTTTTTACGGCTATGAGAGTGACTAACGGAACGAGATTTATCAACAGTTTTGTGGAGGATGTTTGCCTGGGGGATTTGGCGGTGAGCCATGTTTGCCTGGGGGATAGCCAGCTTTACCCGGAAGATACGTCCAGCATGCGGAGGCTGACGGTGGAGCTGCCGGCGGCAGGTACGCTGGAGCGGGCTTATTGGGTGCACGCGGTGGCGGCCGTGCAGAATCTGGTGACGCCGAAAAGGTATATGCAGCTGACGGTGGGAGGGGAACGGTACATGGTGCATTCTTCGTTTAATGCGCTGCCTTCCGTGATGTTCGAGTCCAACGGCGTGTTTCTGTTTTACCCGGACGAGGGGGCTTCCCTGCATTCCGTCAGCCCGGGGGATTCCGTGGAGGTGAAGGCCGTGATTCCCGTGATTGACGACGCGCCCCTTTCCATCCGGGAGCAGGACGGTTCCGGGAGTCGCAGTTATTCCCTTCCGTTTTTGCCCGGCACTGGATTGTTTGTTCAGTGGACGAAGGGACAGAAGAAGAAGAGCGCGGGAACCCGTTTCACTCTGTCCGGTTCCGGCAGCGGCCTGGCCCATATCCAGGGACAGGGGCAGAAGAACGGGCATGGACGCGGCGAGACGGTGAGTTCCGTAGCGTGGCCGTGGGCCTGCCGTGTGGTGAACGGTTCCACCCATTCCTGGCTGAATGCTTTTGTTGACGGAGATACGGGGATGCTCCTGACGATGCAGGGGTTCAATTCCTGCAATGCGCTGATGGGCCGCCCGCGTTATCCGGCTTTCATCAGGACGTTCCAGCTTAAAATTTTATCTATTTCCTGAAAATGCAAACGAGAACATGCTTCAACGGAGGGGAACAGAGCCCGGAACTGGCGGCACGGTGCGACCTGGACGCCTATATGCGCGGATGCCGGGTGTTGGAGAATTGGGAGGTTTCGCAGATGGGGGGCGTGAAGCGCCGCCGCGGGATGCGTTTTTTCGCAGACGCCTTGAGCGAGCATAGCCGTCTGGCGCCTTACGTTTATTCCTATGCGGACGCTGACGGCCTGCGCTTTCTGGTGGAGATTGCCGGCGACGTGGTCAGGGTGCTGGATATGGAGGGCGCCGAGGCGGCCCGGTTTACGGACGGCGAGGACGGGATGGATTTTTATTTGGATCCCGATACGGTGCGGTGGCGCCAGTTGAATGCTTTGTTGTATCTGACTACGCAGGATAACCGCCCCATGGTGCTGAAGAGGGACGGTGACGGCGTCTGGACGCTGGAGGCATGGGAGTTCAAGCATCATCCCTGGCGGTACGTGAATGAGAAGAGGGATCATTTTTTGACGCTGGCCTGCACCCCCGTGACGGGAGGCATGCGTTATACGGTGGAGTTCGACCCGGAGGAAGAACCCGGGGAAAGTTCCCTTGAAAGTATGGATCTGCTGCGGGCCAGTTTCTGGCTGGAACAGCAGGAGGCGTTCGCCAAGGGGGGAGATCTGCGCCGGAATGTCATTATCGCGGACGGATTGCGGACAGCTTCCAAGGGGGACCGCCTGGCCGTCCATACCGATACCACCGTCAAATACTATATTTGCAAGCAGACGCTTTCCGCGGATGTGTACACGGAGGGGCTGGATGAGCCCGCCTGTTATCCCGATTGTTTTGTAGAGGCGGAGAATTTGGACGGGTTTGAAGGAGTGACGCCCGTTTATTCCGTCAAGGATGTGAACGGGAACGGTTTTGTGGATAAGGGCACGAAGGTGGCCATCAAGTCCGGCTACTGGGAGTATTTCACCTGCATCCGGGATTTTACGGAGGCGGATATGGTGGATATGGGCACGGGGTTCGGGGATTATCCGGGTTATTTCGTGCGCGGTCTGGCCGTGGGTAATGCTCTCACCTGCCGGGGGAAGTGGGAGTTTTATTGTTCCGGTCTGTGGTACGGGAGCTATGAGGTGCGCAAGTGCTATGATTCCGGCGATTTGGGAAGTGATTGGGAGACGGCCGGCACAAGCTTTTCCCGGATTGGGGAAGCGAGTAATACGCAGTTGACGGGGGACGAGAGCGACGAGGAATGTTTCCTCCGCCTGTTTCTGACGCGCAGCAAGTTCATGGGGGATTCCCTGGCGTCCGGCTTCCCGGCGGATAGCTGCGGGAACCGGCTGATTGTTCCCGGCTACCGTCATGATATGGTGCTGCGGGCGGTGCCCACGCTGGATGATGCCGGAGAGGTGGCCGCCGTGGAATGGTCCTGTGAAGACAAGGTTCCCGTCGAATGGGTGGGGCGCCGGACGGTCCACAACTGGAGCTGGGCGGCCTTTTCGGAACGCTACGGGTTCCCGCTGCTCTGTGAGGTGTACAATCAGCGGCTGGTGTTCGCTTCCACGCGGGAACAGCCGCAGACTGTCTGGATGAGCCGCACGGACGATTTCAATAATTTTTCCACCGGGGACAGCGATGACGCGGCTTTGGCGCTGACGATGGCCACTTCATCCCAGAATCCGGTGTGCTGGATGAAAGTGCTGGATTACCGTCTTGCTTGTGGTACATCGGAGGCCGAGTGGATTATTTCCGCCGGGTCCAGGCAAGGAAGCATTACTTCTTCCGACAGGCAGATTGAAGCACATGGACATATTGGTTCCAAAGCTATTCCCGCCCTTCTGTCTTCCGAAAAGATTCTTTATATTGAGCGGGGAGCGAACCGTTGCCGTGAGTATGGATATTCGTTCGAGATTGATGGGTTCCGTAGTAAGGATTTGACCGTGTTGGCCCCTCATATTCTGCGCGATCACGGAGGCGCGAAGCATGGCACGTTGTTGACTAATCCCGATACGGTGGCGGTGTTTGTGCTGGCGGATGGTCAACTCGCCTTGTGCACTTACAATACGATGCACGAGGTCAACGCGTGGCACCGATGGATTACCGACGGACGCATTCTTGCCGTCTGCGCGATGCCGGACGGTTCCCGTTCCGACCGCCTGTTCCTGATTGTGAAACGCGAGACGTACACGGCCGCGGGGGATTTGGCGGACAGTTCTCTTTATATCGAGGTGGTGGACGACGATTCCCCCTACGATGATGTGGGTAATGATTACGTGTCCACGCTGCTGACCAACGCCTTGAGCAACCCCCTGGAAACACGGGTGGAGAGAAATCCGAAGTTCCCGGTAGCCGTGCTCTTTGGACAAGATTGCCTGACCGAACCGCTGCGGGTGACTGGAGACGGCGAGCAATGGGTTCCCGTGGCCAGCAACGCCCCCGTGATGACGAAGGGCTGGCACGAAGTGATTACGGTGAACCGGTGGCAGTATGAGCATGTGGTGGGGCTGCGGTTCAGCGGTCCTGCCGGGTGTGAATTTTTGGCGATGCAGGGATGATGAACGCATTGGAACAGGCATGGGACGTGTTGGAAAGCATCAAGCCAGGATTGTACGGGGAACATATCCGTACGGCTCTGGACATGGGCGGCATTGTTCATCTGGCCCCGGATTGCGTGTACATGGGCGTTCCGCGGGATCCTGTGGACGGGGATGACGCGCATACGTTTCTGGTGTTGTTTGTGTGCGGCATTGGGGCGCGTATCGGCGTCCAGGCGGATTACCTGCTGGGGCTGGGGTACACGCACGTGGTCTGGTGCCGGGAGGTGAAAGGCTACGGTCCCCAGGGGTTGCAGAAACACCGCATGGGGAAGTTTGCCCGGCTGGCGCAACGGTTGAACGGAGGGTAACGATGAGTAAGCATTGGTACGAGAATTGCTGGACAAGCCAGGAATGGAGGCTGAGTCATTTGTATTGGATTGAGCGCAAGAACGGTCCTCCATGCCGCTTCCGTTTGAACTGGGCCCAGCAGGAATTGCACCGTAACTTGTGGCACCGCAATAATATCCTGAAGGCCCGCCAGCTTGGGATTTCCACCTATACGGCCATGTTGATGCTGGATATGTGCCTGTTTCGGGAAGGGTTCCATTGCGGCATCATCGACAAGACCCTGCCGGATGCCCAGGAGAAGATGGGCAAGATTTCCTTTGCGTTCCATGCTTTGCTGGATCCTCCCGTCAACGGAGAAGAGTTCGTGGAAGACGAGTGGGAGCGGGAACAGATCAATACGTTTGCCCGGCAGCTTTTTGTGAGCGCCAAAGGGAGGATTTCAGCCACCAGGGCGGAGTTTGCCACGGGCAGCAATATCCGGGTGGGAACCAACCTGCGAGGCGGCACGATGCAGTTGCTGCACGTTTCCGAGTTTGGCTATGTGGCTATCAATGACCCCAAGAAGGCGTTGAAGATTCTTTCCGGCGGGATTAACACGGTGGGACGCGACGGCGTGGTGATTATGGAATCCACGCATGAAGGAGGCAAGTATGGCGAGAATTACCGTATGACCAAGGCGGCCATGGAGAATGTGGGGCGTACCCTGACGCCGCTGGATTTCAAGTTTTTCTTTTTTCCCTGGCATAAACAGTCGGAATACCGGGTGGACGAAGGGGATCCCCTCCGTTTGAACAACCAGCACCGGGAGTATTTCGAGGGGCTGGCCAAGGAAGGAATTAGCCTGGATGAGGGACAGAAACGCTGGTATTTGGCCCAGTGGAATACGTTTGGCTACCTGGTGAAGCAGGAATACCCCAGCACTCCGGCGGAAGCGTTTGAAACGCAGGTGCACGGAGCTGTGTACGGCGCCCAGATTTCCATGCTGCGGGCTCAAGGGCGTCTCAAGCAGCAGTTTGAGCCCGACGATACACGTCCGTTGTACGTGAGCTGGGATATCGGGCTTTCCGACTACATGACCCTGTGGCTGATTCAGCCGGGAGGGGACGGCAAGTTTTACGTGCTGGACCATTATTCCGCCAGTGGAAAGGAACTGGCGCATTACATCGGCGTCGTGCGCGGATGGGAGGCCCGCTGCGGGCAGAGCATCGCCGCCAATTTCCTGCCCCATGATGCGGCCAAGCGGGACTGGGATCTGACGAGTTTCGATCAGAGGCTGGAAATGCAGGGGCTGGTGTGCCGGGTGGTTCCGAGGACCAGCGATATTTGGACGGGGATTCACGTCACCCGTCAGTTGCTGCCTCATTGCGTGTTCCATGAAAAGTGTTCAGAACCTGTCATGGTTGACGGCGTGGAGTATATGAGCGGCGTGAATGCCCTGGAGAATTACCAGACGCTGCCTCCGGGAGCCAATGGCCGGGTGATTTCGATGCCGCTGCACAATGCCTGTTCCCATTCCGCAGACGGGTTCCGGACGTTTGCCGAAGCGTATGCGCATGGTTATGTCGAGAAGACGGGAGCACGGGCGCCCAAGAGAACCGAACAGAGAAGTGGCATGCGCAAGGGGATGGCCAGGGGCGTTCCGTGGGCAAAGTAATTTTTTTGTCCGTGTGACACCGTCACGCTTTCTTTCCGTCCGCGGGCATGTGAAATCATGATACATGATCATCAACACCACTGCCGGCAAGACTTATGCCGTCACGCCTCAAACGGATTGCACTGTTTCCACTACGGACGGTGTCTTGATTGCTTCCTGCGCGGCAGGGGAGCAGACGCTTTTTGTCGCCCCCGGCGCGGAAGTGGAAGTGAGTGACGATTCCGCCCTGGTCACGGAGTCTTTTAAGGGCGCCCCCGCCGGATTGTCTGCCGTCTGGGGCTCCATTAAAAAAGTTTCCGCCTCTCTGTCTTCCAAGCTTAATGTTTCCACATTCAACGCTCATCAAGCTAATACTACTATCCACGTTACGGCTCAAGAGCGTGAGAAGTGGAACAGCAAGCAGGATAACCTGACGGATGAATCAGGTAATATGACGCTGGCCGGCAATATCACTGCCGCGGGAGGCACGTTTGACGGGACTGTCAACGCCAACGGAGGGGTGAACATTCCGCTTGCCATGGGGGCGCTGACCGATACGGGGGCGGTTAATCGCTTTTATACGTCAGGATTGGCAGGAGCTGTATCAGCGTTGGTTCAGCCAATATACCTTAATTCCAGTTCGATCACAGTCGCGGGTTCCATTTCTAAATCTTCCAACGGTACTCTTGCCGGGTTGACGCAGCGTTTTTCGGTGGGCGCGGCTTCTGCCGGGTCCAATGCGTACGGGTCAGCGGTTATTCCCCTGACAGGGCCTAACGGCCA